AGATCCGTGAGATCTCGATGTTGGCAGACGTGTCTGTCGTGCTGACGCCTGCGTACCCGGCAGCATCGGCCGCTGTCGCCATGCGGTCTTACGACGCGTGGGTTAATTCCCAGCCAGTCGCCGAGCCAACGCCCGAGCCGGCGGCCCAGGCGGATCAGTCGCGTATTGCTCTGCGGGGCGTCGCCGCCGCCTGGGCTGCTCTCCTGCGGATTCGCAATGTCTGACCGGCCACGCTGCCAATGCGGCGAGCAACTGCGGACACGCTCCAGCCGAGCCTGCGGCGATGAGCGGCAGCGGTACGTCCGGTGCCCGAAGTGCGGTGCCCGTGGTGTGGTGTTTGTGAAAACAACACATTCGCCGATCCGGTACTGCAAGGGTGGCGGCGGCAATTCTTAGCGTGGACTCCAGACGGCAATCACGCCGCTGGAGACACGCACAATGGATCGCCTGACCGCTCTCCGCTCCGAGTCGAACGAGGTCGCCGCCCGCCTTGAGGCGCTGGCCGCTCTCGATACCACCGACAACCAGGCCGACACCGCGGCCCGTGAGCTTGAGCTCAAGGGTCTGGCCGAGCGGGCCCAGAAGCTCGCCACCGACATCGACTTCGAGTCGAAGGTCGTCGAGTCTGCCAAGCAGCTGCGGACGGTCGCCGAGCGTTGCAGCCCGGCCCCCGAGGTCCGCGAGGAGCGGGCCCGCATCGAGCCGGTCCGTGACGGTCGGACGCTCAAGGCGTTCCGCTCGGTCGATGAGGCTTACCGGGCGGGCAAGTGGCTGCAGGCCACGTTCGCCGGCGATGCCGATGCAAAGCGGTGGTGCCATGACCACGGCGTCGAGGCCCGGACGATGAGCGAGGGCGTCAACGCCAACGGTGCGTTCGCCGTTCCGCCGGAAATCTCCACGGCCGTGATCCGCAACGTCGAGAGCTACGGCGTGGCTCCGACGGCCCTCCAGAACTTCTCGATGCAGTCCGACGTGCTGATGATCCCGAAGCGGCTCACCGGCGTCACCGGAGCCTGGATCGGCGAGAACAGCGAGTTCAGCTACAGCGACATGAGCGGCACCCAGGTGCAGCTCGTCGCACAGAAGTTCGGCGTGGCCACCAAGGTCAGCAACGAGCTGTGGGCGGATGGGGTCGGCATCGCCGACCTCATCGCCTCCGAGCACGCTCTGGCTGTTGCGAAGGCCCTCGACGAAGCGGTCTTCAACGGGACCGGCGCGAGTTCGTTCGGAGGCCACCACGGCATCACCGTCAAGATCGGCACCTCGGCCTACACGGCGAGCGTCCACACGGCGGCCACCAACAACGGTGCCTTCGAGACGCTCGACAAGGAGGACTTCCTCGGTGTCGTGGCGAAGTGCCCTCGGTACGCCCTGCCTGGTGCCCGGTGGTACATCTCGCCGGCCGGCTACCACGCTGCGATGCAGCGGCTGGACCTGAACCAGGGCGGCAGCGTGAGCGTTGCCGGCGGGTTCGGCCTGTCGTTCCTCGGCTACCCGGTGGTCCTAACCAACGTCATGGACTCGACCCTCGGCTCCAACGTGAACAAGATCGTGGCGCTGTTCGGCGACCTGGCGATGGCCGGTGCCCTTGGCATCCGCCAGGGCTACGCTCTCCGCGTCAGCCAGGAGCGGTTTGTCGAGTACGACCAGACGCTGGTCACCGGCGTCGTGCGTGCCAATGCGGTGTTCCACTCGCTCGGTTCGACGACCGAGGCGGGCCCCGTGATCGCCCTCAAGACGGCTGCGGCCAACACCTGATCCTGACCACCCCGTAGGAGTGACGAGAACATGAACTTCGTGGAAATGACCAAGTCGGCCGCGTCGGGCAAGGCGTCGGTATTCACGTCGTCGCAGACCAACACGCTGACGCTGGACACGCTCGGCTTCGAGTACGCCAGCATCGACGTGATCTACGGCCCTGCGGCGTCGACCTCGAGCGTGGCTCAGACGCTCACGCTGCAGCAGTGCGACACCTCGGGCGGCACGTACGAGAACATCACCGGCTTCACCGGCGACCTCAAGCCGGCGGCCTACGCTGGGCAGACTGTCACCGACACGATGACCGAAGTCCGCCTGGACGTGGACATGCGTGGCAAGAAGCGGTTCCTCCAGGTCAAGACCAGCCCCAACACCGACACGGTGGTGGTCGTGGCCGCTCGGCTGTCGAAGGCCGAGGAAGGCCCCTACGACGCCACCACGAAGGGCGCTCGGGCGGCGACCGCCGGCTGATCGCTTGACACTGAGAGCATCTTGGACGGCTGGCAGGGCACGACGCTCTGCCAGCCGTTCTCATTTGAGGTGCCCATGCTCGTCAAGGTCGGCGGTTCCCAGGTGGACGTGCGTGTCGAGGCGTGCTTCGCAATGCCTCGGCTCGGGTTCAACGACAACTTCTTCACCTGGGCCCAGGCGTTTATTCCGTTGGGTATCCGTCCGACGAAATGCTCCGGGGCCTTTTGGGATCAATGCAATACCCGCGTATTCGAGATGTTCTTGGATAAGTGCGAGTATATTTTGGCGTGCGATTACGACAGTTTCTTCACGAAGGAGGACATCGAGCACCTCTTCGCGATGGCGATGACGTTCCAATGCGACGCCCTCACGGGGCTGCAGTGCAAGCGTGAGGACGGCCGCCCGATGATGACGCTGAAGGACACGCTTGATAAGCCGCCGGCTGAAGGGCAGACAGAACTGCCCATGTCGTGGTTCGCAGAGCCCGTGCAGGAAGTCGACTCTGCACACTTCGGCTGCACGGTGATTTCGACGGCCGCTTTGAAGAGAGCCAAGAAGCCGTGGTTTTTGGGCGTGCCAAACAAGGAGCAGACGTGGGGCGATGGCCGCTTGGACCCAGATATCTACTTCTGGAAAAACTGGCGGGACAGCGGCAACCGTGTGTTCATCACGCCGCGGGTCGTGCTGGGCCACGGCGAATACATGATTACGTGGCCAGGCAAGGACTTGGGCAAGCCCGTCTACCAGTACGCCACGCAGTTCTGCAACACGCTTGAAAGGCCCGAAACTGCATGGAGGCTACCGCAGTCATGAAAATACGAATGGTTCAGAGTTTCCGGGCCTACCGCCGCGGCCAGGTCCTGACGGACGCCCCTGACGGCATGGCCCGCGAGTGGATTCGTCGTGGCCTGGCGGTCGAGGATCGGCAGGAGCAGCTAATCGAGACGGCCGCCGTCGAGCACATCGCCGAGACAGCCGACGCTACCCCACGCAAACGAGGACGCCGTGCGATACCGAAGCCTGACCAGGACGACGCCGCCGGCGGTTGAGCCGGTGACGCTCGCCGAGGCGAAGGCTCACTGCCGCATCGACACCAGCGACGACGACGCCTACGTTGTCTCGCTCATAACGGCAGCCCGCCAGTGGGTCGAGGAATACCTGGACCGCTCCCTGGTGCACACCCAGTGGACCATGCGGCTGGACTCGTTCCCATATGAGTTCGAGCTGCCCCGCCCGCCTATGGCGACGGCAGGCACCTCCACGGCAGTCGCCGTGACCTACACGCTGGGCGACGAGTCGACGGCCACCCTGTCGACGGTTTCCTACCGGGTGGACCGGCAGTCCACGCCCGGCGTGGTGCGGCAGCTGCGGAGCGGGACGTGGCCCGGCAACCTTGACGACTACAACGCCGTCAGCGTGACCTGGTGGGGCGGCTACGGGTCCAGCGGTTCCGACGTGCCCGTGGCGATCCGGCACGCAATCCTGATGCTCGTGGGCCACTGGTTTGAGTTCCGCACCGGCGTGCTCGCGGGCAGCATCAGCAAAGAAATCGAGTTCGGCGTCAAGGCACTCCTCGACTCGCAACGCTGGGGGAGCTACCGATGAGCCTGCTTGCCGCCACCGTCCTGGTCGACGTGCACGCCCAGGAGTCCCGCACGGGCGACCTGGTCCACGAACTGCGGACCACGCCCTTCCGGTACTTCGTCTCGCTCACGGACGGCACCGCGGCGAACCAGGCCGAGATGGTCTGGAGCGACTCGCGGACGCTGGCGAGTGGATCTGAGTCCCTGGCGCTGACCAGCCTGTCCGACACCCGCGACGGGGCTGCCGTCACGCTCAACTTCTCGGCGGTCAAGGCCGTCGTGGTCAAGAACACGCACCCGACCCTCACGGTGACGTTCTCCGGGGCGTTCACCGCATGGCCGCTGAAGCCGGGCGGCATGGTGGCGATTGTCGACCCGAGTGCCGACGGCGTCACCGGCAACACGCTGTCCGTGTCCGGTGGCAATGGCGTGACCTACGACATCATCGTCATCGGCGAGGGCACGGTAACGTGATCGACCCCGGCAAGCTCCGCGACCGCGTGACCATCCAGCGGGCGAGCGAAAGCCGCAACGCACTTGGGGAGACGGTCCTGACGTGGACGGACTACACCGAGCGGTGGGCCAGCGTGGACGGCGTATCGTCCCGTGAGGCCCTGGCTGCAGGGCAGAGCCAGGTGGAGATGAGCCACCGGGTTCGGCTGCGGTATGTCGACGGGCTGACGCAGTCCATGCGGATCATGTGGCAGGGGCGAAAGCTGGAGATCGTCTCGCTCCTCGAGCACGGCCACCGCAGCGAGCACGAGCTCCTGTGCCAGGAGACGACCTGATGGCCGTCGCCGGCGTCAAAATCGCATTCGACTTCCCGGAGCTCGAGCAGCTGCGGAAGGACCTGGCGGCACTAGGCAACAAGCGGACCAACGCCCTACTGCTGGGAGAGGCCCTAGAGAAGGCTGTGAACCCGGCTTGGATACGGCTGCGCGGGATCACGCCCGACGGCCCGACGGGCAACCTGAAGCGTGCTGTGTCGTCCAAGGTGAAGACGTACCAAAAAGACGGCGGTGCCGTGGCGCTCGTGGGCTACGAGCGTGCCGGCGTCGGCGGGTCGTCGAGTGCCCAGGGCGGGACCGTCCGGGCCGGCAAGGACCGGGCATTCCATCAGTGGTGGCTGGAGTTCGGCACCAAGGGCCGCAAGATCAACAAGAAGTCGACGAGGCCATACGATCGCCGGGGCCACACCCGCAGGCTTCAGAGCGGAGCCACGGCCGAGGTGCGACCGCACACCGTCCAGGCTGGCCAGAATCAATACATCGCCTCGTCGTTCAACAGGCTGGGCCCGTTTCGGACGCTCAACACACCCCGCAATCCCGACGGCTCGCGGTCGGTGCAGACGGACCCAGGGTATCCCAACGCCTTCTTCCGGGCGTCGAGCGAGCCGTTTGAGATTCGCCCTTCGCCCGTCGGTGGCGTGGATGGCCGCCCGCCAGTGCAGACGGCCTTTCAGGACTCGCAGTCCAAGATGGCGTTCATCCTGACGCAAGAGCTGCGGATCTCGCTGGCTCGGGCGTGGGACGCCCTGACGCTGCGGGACACCGGATCCATCACGGGAGTCTGACGCATGGCACTCAAGTCCCCCGAAGCCGCCGTCCGCACGGCCCTCGTCTCTGACTCGGGCGTGGCCGCCATCGTCGGCAACAAGGTCTACCCGGTCCTCGCCCCGGCTTCGGCCGACCTGCCGTTCATCACCTGGCGGCGGATCAGCGTGGGCCGCCAGCAGAGCCTTTCCGGGCCAGTCGGAATGCCCACGGTGAGCCTGTCGGTCGACCTGTTCGCCGAGACGTATGAGGCCACCCGTGAGCTCGCCGACGCCGTGCGTCTCTGTCTGGATGGGTGGGGCGGCACCACGAACAATGTGAGAGTGGCGAACGTCAGTCTCACCAACGAGGCCGACGGATTCGTCACCTTGGCCGGCGGCGACCTCCCGCCGGTCTACACCGTGCAAATGACCTTCTCGATCCTCTGGCAGGAGATCTGACGACATGGCCTTCGAGACGCCGCATGATGGTGCCGGTTCCGTCCTGGTGTTCGCCGGGTCGACATACACGGTGACCAACATCACCATTTCCTACGCGGACCCGACGGCCGAGGACGAGAAGATCAACGCGGCCCACCTGGGCCAGACGGCCGGCGAGACGGCCAAGACCCTCGACCTCCCGCTTGCCGGCTCCGTGTCTGGCGACACCGGCCGCACGGTCACGTTCGACTACATCGGCAAGGTCATCATCGAGGACCGTGCCACAGGCACCCTGTCGCTGACGGTTGGCGGCTCCTCGCTGCTGAGCAAGGCCGGCACGGTGCAGTCTTCGACGCTGACGCTTGCGACGCAGGACGCCATCCGGGGGCAGGCGACGGTTCGGATCGCCCGCTAGTCGTGACGGAGGCCCGTCATGGCGAGCTACGCTGCGGGCGTTACGGCGACGTGGCGCGGTACTGCCATCGGCGAGATCACCGAGCTCAAGGTGACGCACGGCGGCAGCCTGCCCATCGGCCGCTCAACGCCCTATTCGTTTGACGCCGGCACTATAGAAGTGTCGAGCCTGTCCACCGCGAGCATGAGCTTCGCGGAGTACGGCCTGAAGGGCACGCTGGCGTTTGGCGGCGGTGGTGTGAACGTCACCACCAAGGCAATCTGTCAGACGCTCACACTGGCCGCCAAGGTGCAGGACGTTTGGCGTTACTCGAGCACCTACAAGATTGTAAAGGAATAGCATGGCAGACCTGACCGCAGCTGACATTCTCGCCGCCGACGACATGGGCCTGGTGCCCGTGAACGTCAAGGAGTGGAACGGCACCGTGTACGTCCGCGTGATGAGCGTGGGCGAGATGGAGGCGTACCAGCGGGAGTTCGCCGAGAAGAAAGAGAAGATGGAAAACTGGCGGGCCAAGCTCCTGCAGCGGTGCCTGTGCGACAAGAGCGGGCGGCAGCTGTTCACGCCCGAGGAGATCGACAAGCTCTCGGCAAAGAGCGTCAAGGTCATGTCGAAGCTGTTCGACGCCGCCATGAAGCACAACGCCGTGACCGAAAAAGACGTGGAGGACTTAGCAAAAAACTGAACCTCCGGCCGACGAGGCAGTTTCTGTTTCGTCTGGCCGGGCACCTCGGGATGACAGTCGGCGACATTGAGCGACGCATGACCATGCGTGAGCTCGCGGAGTGGATGGCCTACACGAGGTACTTCGAAGCGATCCCCAACCAGTGGCAGCAGACGGGACTCCTGGCGTCCGCGATCCTGGCACCCTACTCACCTAAAGGAAAGGCACCGAAAGCAAGCGATTTCGTCCCGGTCGAAAAGCCGCCGCAGCATCGGCAGCAGATGATCGACGTGATCGAGCAGCTCAAACGTGAACTAGGTGGGTAATGGCGAACGTCCTCTCTCTGGCGATGAAGGTTTCAGCGGACGCATCCAGCGTCCCGAAGCAGCTCACGCCCGTGGAGCGGGCCCTCGCCGGGCTGAGCAAAGAGGCCGAGAAGGCCACGTCCGTCATGGACAAGTTCGCTGCCAGCTCGTCTGCAGCGGCAGCGGCACAGGCTCGGTCTGCGGCTGACTTTGAGAAGCTGGCCGCGGCCCTGGAGTCTCGGTCGATCAAGCCCGAGGAGTATGCCCGGCAGTTCGCGGCTCTCACGGCGGCAGCCAACGACACGGCGGCTGCGTTTGCCGAAGGTGCCCGCATCACCGAGCAGGCCCGGACGGCCGACGAGCGGCGGACGGCGGAACTCGAGCGGCTCGCGCAACTGCTTGAGCTCGGAGCGATCAATGAAGAGACGTTCTCCAGGGCGTCTGCCGAGGCCAGCGGAGCCAACGCCGAGGCAGCCCGTGCGGAGCGTGAGCGGGCCGATGCGGCAGCAGCTGCGGCTCGCATCATCCAGGCGAACCTGACGCCGCAGGAGCGGTACGACAACCAGATCCAGGAACTGACAGGCCACCTCAATGCTGGCCGGCTCTCGCAGGAGATATTTGACCGTGCAGTGGCCTCGGCAACCGCATCGCTCACGAAGGCCGAGTCTGCCGCCGAGGGCTACGACCGGGCGGTTGAAGCTGCCGGCGACGGCGGCACGCTGAAATTCAACGAGCTATCCGGCGTCCTCGCCGCCCTGCCTGGGCCGATTGGCAACGTGGCCGGCCGGCTCTCTGGGCTGTCCTCTGCCGGCGAGGGCCTTGCCCGCATCTTCTCTGGCGGCCTTCGCCAAGGCATCGCCAGTATCGGCACGTCGCTGGCCGGGCTCATCAACCCGATCACGGCCACCATCGGTGCCATCGGCGGGCTGGCGACGGCCGCCGTGTCCATCGGCCGCGGGCTCGTTCAGCTGGACGACCGAGTCGAGTCGCTGGGCAATACGGCAGACAAGCTCGGCATTTCCTTTGAGTTCGTACAGACGCTGGACGAGGCGGCACGTCGAAGCGGCACCAGCATCGACGCTGTCAGTGCGGCCTTTGGCAGGCTGCAGAAGAGCGTGACCGGCGTTGATGACGAGAGCAAGGCCGCCCAGAAGGCTCTCGACGAGATTGGCCTGACGGCCGCCGAGCTCCAGGCCCTGCGTCCCGAGCAACAGTACCAACTGCTCGCACGCCGCATCCGTGAGATCGAAAACCCCGCCCGGCGGACGGCCACGGCCCTCAACTTGTTTGGCCGGGCTGGTGCGGATCTGCTGCCGTTCTTCGCCAATATCGACGGGGCCGCTACGGACCTCGAGCGTGTCGGTGCGGCTTTGTCGACTGCCCAGCGGCGAGACATCGACGAGTTCGGGGCCGCTATCGACAGGCTCAGCGTGTCCGCCAAGGGTGCCGGGGAGCAGCTGCGTTCGTCGTTCGCCGGTGCTGGGGCCGCCATCGCCAACGCCCTGGCTTCCGCTACTGGATCGGTCGCACAGTTCCTGGAGGAACAGAACAAGTTCCGCGACTACTCCGAGGAGCTGCAGAAGCTCCGGCGCGAGTGGCAGTTCATCTCGGCGGGGCCCGTCACGGATGCGGCCATTCAGGCACTCAAAGCAGGGCAGACGGCAGAGCAAGTGCTACGGGTGGCACGCGGCGAGGCCGTGGAACTCAAGGATGCCATCGAAGAGCCGCCGAGCGACGCCTTTGTGAAGTCGCTGTCCGACATCACCAAGAAGATCGAAGAGGCGAAGCTGCAGTCGGTAGAGTTTGGGCAAGCCGGATTCGATGCGGCCGTCGAATACGAACAGGCGATTGCCACTCTGAAGGAGCAGTTCGACGCCGGGCTGTTCAACGAGGAGACGTTCCGGCAGCAGGCCGCCAACGTGGCCGAGACGTTCAAGCGAGAGATCGCCGGCATCAGCGAGGACGCCAAGCTGGAGATACAGCTTGAGTCGGACGCACAGCGGACGCTCGCCGGCCTGAACGCTGAAGTGGACAAGGCGATCCAATCCGCCCAAGACTTCGGGCAGGAGGGCTTTGACGCGGCTCTTGGCTTCCAGAACAAGATCGACGAGCTGCGTCGGCAGTTCGACGCTGGCATCATCAACGACGAAACGCTAAGGCGTGGCGTTGAGTCCGCCAATGCCGCCTACGACCAGCAGATTGAAAAGCTGCGTCAGATCCAGACCGAACAGCAGCGGATCATTGACGCCGACCGTGCTCGGGTCGAGGGATTGCTGGCAGCCCAGGGCGAGACGGCGAAGATCGAGGAAGACATTCTCGCAGTCCAGCGTGAGGCGGCTCGCGTCTCCCAAGAGGCCGCCGCAGCCCGCGACGCCAATAACGCATTGGCGGCCGAAGGTGCCGCAGCCAGGCTGGCCCAGCTCGACCAACTCCAGGCCCAGCTCGACGAGCAGCTCCAGGCCGCCGAGCAGGGGTTCGGCCAGGCCGGGTTCGGGCCTGCGTTTGAGCAGATCAACGCCCAGCTGGCGGTACTGGCAGATAAGGCCGCCGAGTTCGGCAACGCCGGTGCCCAGGCATTCGCTCAGCTTCAGCAGGGCGTCGCTGAGGCCCAGCAGCAGGCCCGAGACGGCATCCTGAACCGCGAGGCCCTGGAGCAGCAAGTCGCCGCCCAGCAGCGTCTATTCGAGCAGGAACTGGCGAACATCGACGCGGCCAACGAGAGGCGGAAGGAAGCCGCCGCCGACCAGGCCGAGCAGCGGAAGCAGCTCGAGCAGGACGCCCTGCGGCAGCAGGAGGAGCAATCCAAGGCCCAGCAGCAAGCCCAGCAGCAACTCCAGGAAGCCTACTTCCAGGAGCAGCAGCGGATCGCCGAGGAGCGTCGCAAGGCCGAGGAGGCCGAGTTCGCCCGCCAGCAAGAGCGTCTGCGGCAACTCAACACCCTAGGCGAGGGCGTGGTCAACACCGCCGACGTTCGCACCCAGGAAGGTGCCGCCATCGTCCTGGGATTGGCAGCGAACGCCCAGGATCCGCGTCTCATCGAGGCCCGGCTGACGAACAAGCTGATGAGGCAGCAGCTCAACGCCCTCGTCGGCAACCTGACCCGCATCGGACTTGAGGTGAGCCTGCCATGAGTGTCGTCTCATTCCAAGAGCTGGGCCGGAAGAACGAGTACGAGGTCGGCAAGGCCCGTCGCCTCGTCCGTGAGTTCGTCTGCGTCCTCTCCGACGACACGCTGACGGGAAACCCGACGCCCGAGAACGTGATCTTCTCTGCCGTTAGCGTGGACCTGGGTTCGACGCATCCGACCTACACGAACTACCGCTGCCGGAAAATGTCGCTGACGGAGGGCTACGAAGGAAGCCCATACCACGTTCACCTGCTCTGCGAATACGGCGTCATCCTGGCCCGCGAGCTCGTCAGTCCGACGAGCAGGGATTCGTACTGGGAGTTCGACTCTGCCCCCGGCGAGGTGCCGGCCTTGGCCTACTTCGACGGCGGCACACTGCGTCCGCTGACGAACTCTGCCTTCGATTACTTCCCCGGCCTCGTCGCCCCAGAGGCTCTCGCCGTCGCCAAGGTCACGACGAACTTTGCCACGTTCCCGAATAGCTGGTACGCCGCACAGAACGCCGTCAACAACGCGACGTACCTCGGCTGCCCGACGCACAGCATCAAGGTCGAGAAGGTCAAGGTGATCCAGACGCAGGAGGAGTTCGGCGGCGGCATCGTCGCGTATTGGCAAGCCACGGCGGAACTGCACTACCGGCAGAGCGGCCACAACCTCCAGCTGCCAGACATCGGATTCAACTTCATCGGCGGCGGCCAGAAGCGACGCGCGATGGTGTTCGACTTTGAGAATTCCGAATGGATCGCCTCGCCGAATCCGGTCGGCCTTGATGGCTCCGGTGCTCAGACGGGCGGTGCTCCAGCGATCCTCAATCGCCGCGTCTGCCCCGAGGCGAACTTCTCCAGCCTCTTCGGCACGCCGCCCACAACGCCACTGCCGGTGTAACCCATGGCAGAGCCTACGCAGTTTGATCTCGCGTCAGCCGCCCGCGTCGCTCGCGTCGTGCGGACCGTCGAGGATACGGGGCCGCGGGCGAAGCCGCTGACGTTTGAGCCGGCGCTTCAGCAGCGACAGCGGCCTGTGTTTCGTATTTGCACTTTCTCCGGGCAGTGGAACAAAGGCACGCAGAAGGTGGTCACGCTGGCTGACGCCTCGACCATGTCGGCCAACAACGTGCTATGGCCTGTCCCTGATGGTCCGCCAAGGTACGCAGGAATCGCCAGAGACGGGACTGTGTGGTATCTCGTTGCTCCAGAGATGTTTGCTTTGGACGCTGTTGCCTCAATAGCGTCCGCGCAGTCTTGTTCAATCACGGTGTCAAAAGCACCGTTCATTTCGTTCGCTACCGCAGCAACGGCAACGCAGACCATTCAGGTGTCGGAGTACTGCACGGCAATTAGCCAACTCCTTACATCGTTGACCGCTACTGCTGACGTGACTGTGATGACGGGGGCGACGCTCACGACGGCCGCGCTCACGTTTACGCGATCCAATGTGCGTGTCTTGCGGCAGACGACAGCATCCACTGTTTCCATTTCGATCACGACCTGTGCGACGGCAACGGCGTCATGACATCGCTGACGGTACAAGACGGAAAGCTGGTGCTGCGCGACGGCAAACTTGGCACACAGGAGGGCTGCTGCTGCGGTGGCGGCGGCGCGTGCTGTCTCTGCGATAGTCTCACGCTCTATGAAGACGGGTTTGGCAACAACTTCGCCACCGAAGAGGAAATGATTGCCCGCGTGGCTCAATTGACAGCAGAGGCAGACGCAAAGGTGGCGATTGCAGTGGAGAATGGATACGAGTGCGTTGGGTACGAGCCTATCACCTATGTGTTCAACGAAGAAAACAACGCATGGGAGACGACTGGCTACCAGTTGCAGGGGCGATGC